CGGCCAGCCGAGTCGATCCAACTCCTCGAGCCGGCGCTCAACCAGTATCCCCACAACCCCGCCCTCTGGTTCTTCTACGGCTACGCCCTGAACGCCGTGGGCCGCAAGGCGACCGCAGCCCTGGCCTGGGAGCGATCGTTCGAGCTCGAGCCGCAGGCCCAGGTCCTCGCGAACCTGGGTGCCGCCATGCGCGGCGCGGCCGACCCGGAAGGCGCCAGGATCGTGCTCCGCAAGGCGCTCGCGCTGATTCCGGACGACCTCCCGACCGTGGCGAACCTGGTCGGCACCTACGTCAACGAGGGCCGGCCGCTCGAGGCGATCGAGGTCGCCGAAAAGTTCCTCGGCCGCGGCGGCGCCGGCAGCCCCCAACTCGACTTCAACCTGGCGCTCGTCCACCTCGAGGCCGGCCGGTTCGCGGAAGGGTTCAAGCTCTACGCCAGGGGTCACCACGAGGCCAGGGACCGGCGCACCTACGCCGGCGCCACGCCGCTCAAGCCGGACAACTTCGAGGCCGCCAAGGGCTCGAGGCTCATCGTCTACGGCGAGCAGGGCATCGGCGACGAGCTCATGTTCGCGACCATGCTCGACGACATCCGCCGGCATTTCGAGGTCACCTTCGACCATCATCCGCGCCTCGGTGGCCTGCACGATACCGCGCCCTGGGCGCCATTCGTCACCCGGTTCCCGACCCGCAAGACGACGCCGGCCTGGTATGAGCAGGGCATGGCCGACTACTACGCCCCGATCGGCGACCTCGCTCAGTTCTACCGGACGAGCGCCGAATCATTCGCCTGGCGCGGGCCCTACTACCGGGCGAACCCCGATGAAGCCCAAATCAACCGCCGCTACCTGGCGGAGCTCGCCGAGGGCCGCAAGGTCATCGGCCTGTCCCTGCGCGGCGGGTCACTCGAGACCGCCCGCACCTACCGCACCGTCGACCCGGCGATCCTGGACCCGATCATCAGGCGCGACGACCTGGTGTTCGTGTCGCTCGACTACGACGACGTGAGCGACATCGCCATGTGGATCAGCCAGACCTACGGGGCCAACAAGTACCTGTGGGTGCCGTCGATCACCTGGGCCTGGGACTACCACCACAAGGCGGCCCTGGTGGCGGCGACCGACGCCATCATCACGGTCTGCCAGTCGGTCGCACACCTGTCGGCCGCCATGGGCCACCCGACCCGCGTCCTGACACCCTCGAGACCGGCCTGGCGGTACGGCGTCCGCCCCGGTTCCGGAGAGCCCTGGTATCTCTACCCTGGCGGTCACGCCACCCTGCACCGCCAGCAGGGAGACGATTGGACGCCGGCCGTCGCGGAGGTACTCGAATGCCTGCCATGAAGTTCAACTCCCCGCTCAGGCGGTGGGACGTGCTCGCCTCGCTCATCGAAGCCAACAACTTCGGGACCTTCGTCGAAGTCGGCTGCAAAGAGGGGCGCCTCACCGGGGCACTACTCAAGCAATTCCCGGCGCTCAAGGTCGTCGCGATCGACCCGTGGCGGCCGTTCCCGGATCGCTCCGGGGAGGGCGCCGAAACCTATGAGGATTGGGACTTCGGCAAGATCGAGCGGGAGTTCTGGCAGAACGTCGAGGGCCATATGGGACGCCTCGAAATGCTGCGGTCGACCTCGCTCGAGGCGGCGGCAAAGCTCGCCGACCAGAAGTTCGACCTGGTGTTCCTGGACGCCGGTCACGACCATCAGAGCGTGCTCGAGGACATCGACGCCTGGTGGCCGCTCGTGCGCGACGGCGGGTTCCTCTGCGGCCACGACTATCAGCACAAGTTCCCCGGCGTCATGCGCGCCGTGGCCGCCCGCTTCCCGCTCATGCGGGTCGGCGTCATGCCGGATTCGGTGTGGAGCGTCATGAGGGCGGAGGACCTGGCATGAATATCGTCTACTGGATTCGCGGCCTCGAGCACGCGAAGATGGCCGAGGTCTCGATTGAATCCGCCCGCAAGGCTTACCCCGGCTGCACCGTCCTGGTCTACACCGAGTCGGGCGACCCCGCCCAGGACTACAAGCTGCCGGCACAGCGCGCCATCATCAGCGGCGGCCGGCCGGCAATGGTCGCGAATCTCGACGCGCAGATTCGGGCGCTTGCCGGCGCCGTCCTTGGCGAGCCGTTCCTGTTCGTCGACGCCGATACCCTCATCCGCGAGGGCTACGTCCTGCCGTCGATCTACGACCTGGGCGTGACCTGGCGCGATCACGTCGCCGTCAGGGGCGACGAGAAAATCGCAGGCCTCGCCAAGTTCATGCCCTACAACTACGGGGTCATTTACGCCCGCGCGCGCCCGGCCACCTTCGAGGCGCTTCTCTGGCTGCGCGCCCGCATCCTGCGGATGAACCCGCAGCATCAGGCCTGGTATGGCAACCAGATGGCGCTCGCCGAGCTCGTGGGCGCCCCCCAGGGCAACGGGCCGGTCCCGATCGCCTGGGCCCTGACCGACCCCGGCGATACCCGCCTGAACGTCCTGAAGCTGCCCTGCGACACCCACAACTACACCCCGGAGGCGGCCGGCGAGGACGTGACCGGCAAGGTCATCCTGCACTTCAAGGGCGGCAGGAAGGACCTCATGGAGGCCTACCGATGACTGCCCGCATTTTCATCGGGTGGGACTCGCGCGAGACCATCGCCTACCACGTTCTCGCGCACTCGATCATCGACCGCGCCTCGATCCCCGTCGCCATCAGTCCGGTCGGCAACGCGGTCCTCCCGCACGCTCTCTGGTGGCGGGAGAAAGGGCCATACGACTCGACGGAGTTCTCGAACGCCCGCTTCCTGGTCCCGGCCCTGTGCGACTTCAAGGGGTGGGCGATCTTCATGGACTGCGACATGCTGTGCCTCGACGACATCGAGGAACTCTGGAATCAGCGCGACGAACGGTTCGCCGTCATGGTCCGCAAGCATGAGCACGTCCCGACCAACTCGACCAAGTTCCTCGGGGCGATCCAGACCCGCTACCCGAGAAAGAACTGGTCGAGCCTCATGCTCCTGAATTGCAGCCATCCAGACACCCGGACCCTGACCGTCAAGCACGTCAACCACGCCGCCGGGCTCGACCTGCACGGATTCTCCTGGACGACCGAGGCCAACATCGGGACGATCGTCGGGTCCTGGAATGAGCTCGTCACCCACGACCGCCGGGCGGTCTCGCCTTCCCCGTCCCTTGTTCACTATACTGACGGCGGTCCATGGCACGGCTACCTGGCCCAGGCGGCCGTCGATGAATGGGTGCAGGAGCTCGACAGCCTCCTCGGAGGCAGCGGGAACCCGGTCGCCGACATCGGCTACAGGTTACGGTCTGGCGTCGCGGAGGACGCCATCGAGGTCACGGCGAGGTATCGAAGGCAGCGTTGAGCCGGGGGTGAGGACCATGACATGCCGACCCGTACCCTGTCGCAGGTCGTCGCCGAGGCTCGTCGCATCCTGGACCGCGGGACAGCCTACGACGCGGCCATTCGCGCCTCGATCCAGAACACCATCCACCTCTTGAGGGCCGAGCGCCTCGGGTTCAACGAGGAGCGGCGTGCCCTGATGATCGGCGCCGAGCTCGTCACCCTGCCGGGCGAGGTCCTCGAAATTGACTCGATCCGCATTGACTCCGGCAATGCCTTCGAGGTCCTGTTCGAGCGCACGCCCAACTGGCTCCTCGCCGAGCGCAAGAGCCAGACCTACCAGTCCGAACCGATCTACTTCGCCTTCGAGCGCAACGGCCAGGACAAGCAACTGAGGTTCTATCCGGTCCCGGACGAGACCTATTCGGCGCAACTCCAATGCCTGGTCGACGTGGCTTTTTCCCTGAGCTCGTCCTGGTCGGACGGGACAGTCCTGCCATGGTTCGACGACGCCTACCTGGTCACGCTGTACGGCTCGCTGGCCGAGGTCAACGCGACCCACGTCGGCGGGCCGGAAGGCCTGGCCGAGGCGGAAAAATACAGCCGGATGTATGACAGCGCACTTCGCCGGCTGCGCGGCCAGGTCCGCCTGCAACAGCACTCCGGCACCATCCAACCCTGTATGTGAGGCCCAGGCATGGCACTCGAAACGGCTACCTACATCAATTCGCTGGTCACGACCTGGCCGCTTGGGTCCGATCAGCGCAGCACGTCAGACGACCATCATCGGCTCGTGAAGGGCGCGCTGTCGCGCACCTTCCCGAACCTGGCCGGGGAGGTCTCAATCAGTCACGGCGAGGCGAACTTCCTCAGAAGCGCGTCCTGGAACATCCAGGCGCAACTCAACGCGATGAAGGGAATCTTCGACTCGGCCTCGGTTTCCGGGACAGTCCACTACGCCATGAGCGCCGGCAACGCTAGGATGTTGAACAGCTTGAGCGCGGACCAGTTCATGCGCTCGAGGTATGGGCTCAACCTCGGAACCCTGTCCGGCACCCTCAACCTGGAGCCGGCCAGTTACGCCTACTTCTCGGTCGTCCTGGCGGGGAATGTGACCTCGGTCAGTCTCGGCCAGGCCACCAGCCACGGCGAGGTGTTCTCGATCCGCTTTCAGCAAGACGGCGCCGGCGGTGCCAACGTAGCGGGGTGGCCGGCCGCAGTCGTTTGGGCGGATGGCTCCGTGTTCTCTGCCTCGAGCACGGCGAGCGCCATCGACTTCGTGACCATGGTTTGGGACTCGCCGCTTGGCGTATGGCTCGCGGCGCCCCGCAAGTACGGCTGAGATGCAGCAGCAGCAGGACTGGTATCTGCACGAAGGCCCGCCCGCCGACAGGGTTGGCGTGACGCCGGACCCGCGCGGCGTCATTTGCGGCGTTTCGATTACCGTCAGTCCGGCAACGGAATGGGGCAGCGTGGCCGAGGTCGGCGACGTGATTCTGGCGCAGCTTATCCCGAGTCAGGAGGGAATGGCGAGCATTCCGGCATCCTGGCGCATCATCCACGAGTCGGTCCTGCCGAACAGCGAATCGGCCTCAGCGGCGACCCCAGGATCGTGCTGCACCTGGGCTTATGGGTTCTACGACACCGCGAACGAGACCTTCACGTTCGCGAACCTCAGCCCTGCCGGGAGAATCTGCGGGCGGTTCTGGCTCCTGAAAAACGTCGATCGTAGGGTCCCGGTCGATTACGTGTATCTCGGGATGCCGGTCCAAGAGTCTTTCGGGCGAGAGATGTCCGGTACCGACAGCATGTCGATACTTGTTAACTTTCCGAAGGTACTCGGGCATCGCGGGCGACTCCTGAGCGGTACCCGACACCACGCCCAAGGTGCGCTGCAAGTCACCAATTTCGGGTGCGTGACAAGCCTGAGCGCATCCGAACTATATGGCATCGTGCGTGGACCGGAGCCGCTCATCAGCACGCCGTTTTGGGCTGAACGGTACACGTCGATCAGCGGCGCAGAATTGTTCTCCTGTCAATACGTCGCCTTCGATCAAGTCACGTTCTCCGAACCCGGCGAGCTCACTGGCACGAGGCCCTACTACAACAAGGGGCCCACCGGCGGCAAAGCCTGGGGACAGATCAACGCATCGCTTTCATGGACCGCGCGCTCGGCCTTGTTGACCTACCCGTTTTTCAAAGCCGACACGTCGCTGTCTACGTCCATGGTGAGGGCCATCTCCAGGTCCGTTCACCTTGACCCCGGGCAGTACGTCTTTTTCACCGCTGGACGCATCTCAAACAGCACCTCCCCCCTGTATTTGCAGGTCATCCGCCCGGATAGCTCGAGAGTCGGGCATTTCTTCATGCAGTCAGGAATCGGCTTCCCGCCGAACTCGGGGGCGGCTTTCACCTTGCCCTTCGCGATCGGCGAGCCCGGCTCAGAAAGCGGCACGTACAACGCGAGGAAAATCTTCGGCGGTGAGTTCACGGCAACCGATTCCGGCATCTACGAACTCAGGTACGGGGTTGCGAGATATGCGTCATCGCCGCCTAGGTTTCTAGAGGAAATCACGAACACTCAGATTGACCAAAACATCGCTCACATCATGGTCGGGCTGTGCTCGGTGTACGGGTCTCAATGCACTCCGACGCTGTTCCCGTGGGAACGAACGGGCCCGTCCAGGCGCCTCGCGCACGGCTCGTCGGTTCCGTGGCGATCGTCCATCGAGGGGTCGCCATACACCAGTATCACGCCCATCGCGTTCTCGATCACGCCGCGCGGTGTTCAGCATCAGCGATCCAGGTTGTGGTGGCCGCGGGCCGGGCATGGGTTCTGGTCCTACGGGCAATCCGATTCGGCGAGTCTGCAATTCGTGGGCGGGTCCTGGGGGAGCATCGGAGACTACGGGATGGCCGAGGTTGATCGCCAGGTGTGGGGCGACTACTTTGCTTCGGCCGGCGCTTCCGTCAGGACGGTCGGCAAATACTACCTTGAGGTCAAGGCGCAACTCTTGGGCACCAGCGGCGCCAACAACGGCGACGTGTGGTTCGGCCTCATGGCGCCGTCAGGATTCGGCAGATATCCGGGAGTCGGCGCGGTCGGAAACAACACCAGGCGCTTCGGCCTGCGGTGGATTGCCGTCATCAACGAGGTCCCAAGCTCGACCTACACCGGCACGTTCGCCAGCGAACTTTCGTTTTCAGACACCCGCGTCTATGGGTTTGCCCTGGACTTCAGCGCCAACGAGGCCACCATGTACCTCGACGGGTCGGCGTTCTGCACCCTGAACTTTTATGACTCGCTGCCAAAGAACCAAGCATTCTCGAGGCCACGCCTCGGCCCGTGGCGATTTGGCGGGAACTTCACCGACGCGAGCCGGTATCTTGGCGTCTACATCAACACGACCGGGCCATTTGAGTACAAGCCTGCCGGCTTCGTTGCCTGGGATTGGACGAACGAGGTCCCCTGATGCGCAAGCCAATCGACAACATGGCCGGCGGCATGATGCCGGACCTGCCGGACCCGATTCCAGAGGATGGAGTCTGGACCGAGGCCAGGAACTTCCGCTTCCGCGAGGGCGCGGTGGAGAAGATCAGGGGGCAGCGGTCGGTCTTTGGTTCCGCCTCCGCGACGCCGATATGGGTCGAGCCGGTTTCGGACGGGATCACGACGTTTTGGGTCTACGGCAACGAGCAGTACCTCTATGCCACGGACGGATCGCTGCACGCCCTCGTGAGCCCGACCGCGCCGACCCTGACGTTCTCAGCGGACGCGCGCCTCGGCTACACGGGCGGCGCCTTCCACGGGCGCATGATCGCGAACGATGCAATCAACCCGCCGCAGGTGTGGTTACCGGGACTCGGCAACGACTTCGCCGAGATCAGCCACTGGCCGACCGCGCACATCGTCGACGTGATTCGGCCGTTCGGTGACTTCCTGGTCGGCCTGCGGTGGAACGAAGGCGGCTCCTACAACCCGCGCCTGGTGCGATGGAGCGACCGGGCCGCAGTCGGCGCGATGCCGGGTTCGTGGGACTTCACCGATCCGACCAACCAGGCCGGCCGCACCGAGCTCGGGCAGACCCACGACGAGCTCGTCGACTGCCTGCCGCTACGTGACCAGAACATCGTCTACAAGCGTTTCCATACCTGGATCATGCAGTACGTCGGCGGGCTCGACGTGTTCGCGTTCCGGGAGGTGTTCAAGGAGTCGGGGCTCCTGACCGAGGGTTGCGTCAAGGCCTTCGGCCCCAGGCATTTCGCTGTGACGGATAGCGACATCATTGCCCACGACGGCAACGATGCGCAGAGCCTCGTGGACAAGCGGATGCGCCGCTGGCTGTTCAATCGGCTCTCGCCGGATCGGTTCGAGTTCTCGTTCGTGGCCGCCGATTACCGCGAGCGGGAAATGTGGTTCTGTTTCCCGGAGGTCGGCGTGGACTTCCCGAACCTGGCCGCTGTCTGGAACTGGCTGGACAACTCCTGGAGCGTGCGCGACCTTGGCGAACAAATGGCGCACGCCTCGAGCGGCATCGTCGAGGCTGCCGGCGTGACCTTCGATAACGACCCTGGCGAGTTCGATACCGGGCCGGTCGGCGAGTTCGACGAGTACGAATACACCCCCTGGTCGCAACGGCTCCTGCTGGCTGCGGCCACCCGCCAGCAGCTACTACAGGGCAACACCGGGCCGACATTCGACGGGGCGACCATCGGCGCCTTCGCGTTGCGGCAAAACATGGCGCTGTCGAAGGACGTGGCGCAGGTCAAGCGCGTGCATCGGGTATATCCCAAGGTGATCGGCGCGCCCGGCACGCGACTGCGGATCAGGGTCGGCGCCTCGGACAATCAGGAGGGCACTGTCCTCATGCAGGGGCCGTTCCTGTTTGTGTGCGGGGTGGATCGCAAGATCGACTGCCGCGTGACCGGCCGGTTCATCCACCTGTTGATTGAGCACAACGAGAGCGGCCCGTTGCGACTCATGGGGTTCGATGTCGAGTTCGACCACCTGGGGCCAAGATGACGCTCCGCCGCTACGAGCCGGCTCCCGCGCCGCTCAATGAGCGCAACCTGCCGGAGTACGTCCTGCGTGAATTGCGCAGGATCGCCTTTGCATTCCAGGAGTACGCGGAGGCAATAGACGCTGGCGGCGGCGGCGGTGGTGGCGCTCCAGTCACGCATGGCCCTGGGCTGTCGGTTTCCGGCTCGTATCAGATACTCCTGGATGTCGGCAGCCTGACCGAAAAAAGCACGTCGACCTCGGACCTCGTGCTGCTGGCCTTCGACCCGAGCGCCTCGGCACACGTCAAGGTTCCAGTTCCAGCACTACCGTCAGGAGGCGGCGCGCCATTCAACCCGGCGAATGAACTCGACATCCTCGAGGACCTCCTTTACCTGCCAGGCACGTCAGGCCAGGGCGGCATCGACATTCTGACATCCGGCACTGGCTCCAGCGTAGCTGCGCCAAGTTCCAGTTCAGTGCTCGACGGCCATCCGGGCGTTGTGCAGCTGTCAACGGGGACGGCGAGTAGTGGCTATGCCGGGATGTTGAGGCAAATCGACATCACATCCACCTCAAGCGGCGGTCTGCGCCTGGGCGGCGGAATCATCACATACGAGGCGCTGGTCCGGTTCTTGAGTGTCGGCACCCTGGCGGCATGGTTCACGTCGCGCATGGGTCTTTTCGATGAACTGAACGGGCCGCCGACAAATGCGGTCAGTGTGTTTGGTGTTAGCTCCCTCAATGGCGTCGACGCCTTTCACATTCTCCCCGGGGTCCTCATCAGTAGCGCGGCGGTCCTGGCGAATACCGGCTTCGCGGCGGCGGCGAATGTCTGGTATCACGTCCGCCTCGAGATTGACCCGAGCAACCTGACGACAGTCATGTCGGTTCAGCCGGAGGGCGGCGCGCGCGTTTACGCCGCCACCCTCACGGCCACCTTGCCGACCGCGCTCCTCAATCCTGGAATCCAAATCGCCGTACAGGCCGGCGCCGTCAATCATCAAATGCTGGTCGACCTTTTCCGGGTTCGCCAGACCTTCACCACGCCGAGGTGGACATGATCGTCCTGGTCCCATCCTTCCGCGTCCTCGAGGCCTGGCCGATGGTGAATGGGCACATTGATCGCGCGCTCGAGCACGCTCCCGACTGGATGACCGGGATCATGGTGTACGAGGCGCTCGCCGCCGGTCATGCGCAACTCGCCCTCCTCTACGGAGACGACCAGACCGTCCGCTGGACGGAGCGGCCGAAGCCACTAGGAACCCTCGTGCTCGAGGTTCGGCAGTACGCCGGACCCAAGCTCGTGACGAATGTATGGGCGTTCGGCGGTGAGCCGGGAATCTGGAAGGCGCACCAGGTAGAAATCGAGGCCTTCCTGGACGCTTGGAGTTCGGCGCATGGATGCGATACCATCATGATGCAAGGGCGGCCGGGGTGGCAGAAGCTCTTGAGTGACGACTGGCGGTTTCGTCCTGTCGTCGAGGCGCAGAGACCCGTGAGGAACCCCGGCCATGGCATTCACGCTTTCCCCTGACATCATCGCCAACCTCGTGCGAAACGTCGGCGGCGGCCTCCCCGGCAAGGGCGGCGGCATTCCCGGAATGCCGCAGCAGCCGGTCGGCGGCCTCCCCGGCAAGGGCGGCGGCATGGTGCGCGACGCGATGATGCCGCCGATCGGGCAGAACTTCGGCCCGGTGGCCTCACCCATGACCGGGGCCATGAGCGGGCAGATGCCCAACATCCGCGAAGCCATGATGGCGAACATCGGCGGAATGCTCGGCCGGCCGAACTTCGGCATCCCGCAGATGGCGCCGCGCGGTGGGCCGATGCAGCCGTCGGCCCCGCCGGTCGGTATCCTGCCGAACCCCGTAAGCCCGGCTCCGATCGGCAACAACCCCGCCGATCGCTACGGCTTCCGGGGTGGCTCGATCTACGCGAGGTGAGGCCATGAGCAAGGGCGGCGGGACGACCAAGCAGGTATCCGAACCATGGAGCCAGGCGCAGCCCTACGTCCTGGATTCGCTGAGGGGCGCGCAGCAGGTCTACCGGAACCCGCCGCAATTCTACCCTGGGCAGACCTTTGTCGGCCCCACGCCCGGCGACATGGCCGCATGGGATACCCGCCTGGGATACTCCGACAGCGTGTTCGGGGGCGCGAACGCTCCGCGGTTCGGCCAGGCGACCGATGCCCTGTCCGGGCTCCTGTCCGGCGGCGGCATGGGCTCCCTGGCCCAGGCTGGCCTGCCCGGCGGCCAGGACGCGCTCACCCGAATGCTCTCTGGCACCCCGGACTACGCCGGGGCACAAGGCGCCATCGACGCCGCCAACGCGCCGATCCTCCGGCAACTCGAGCAGGAGATCATCCCCGGCCTGAATAGCCGGGCGACGTTCCTCAACAACGAGACCGGCGGCATCAAGGCGCTGAACAAGATCCTGCCGGACGTGGCCGAGCGGATGTCACTCAATGCCGGCAGCATCCTGAACCAGGAGCGACTGCGCGCCCTGCAATCGCAAGAGACCGGCCTCGGAATGCTCGGCAACTTCCTGGGCGGCGCCTCCGGCGACCAGACCCGCGGGCTCGGCCTGTTCCCCTCGATGGTCGGGCTCGGCGAAACCCCCGGACTCCTCGCCAGTCAGTTCTCGGAATGGGGCCGCCAGTTCCCGCAGCAGGCACTCAACGAGGACATGGCGCGGTGGGACTACCAGCAGGGGCAGCCGATGGACATGGCCTCCTGGTACTCGCAGATCGTCAACGGCACGGCGGGCCTCGGCGGGACGAGCTCCTCGCGCACGCCGACCAACACCGGGCTCAATGCCCTGGGTGGCGCGGCAACGGCCGGGGCACTCGGCTCGACCCTGGGCCTGACCGGCGGCGCCCTGGGCGGAGCGGCCGGCCTCGGCGCCCTCCTGGCGTTCATCTAGGAGAACCCCGATGCTCATGGACATCCTGAACGCGATCCGGGGCGGGCTCGGAACGCCGATGCAGACTCCGACCGGAATGCCGCCCGGTGCCACCCCTCCCATCGTCCCGCCGCAGCAGCAGGGCAAGCCTCCGGGGTTCTTTGACCGGCTCCAGACCGGCATCTTCGGCCAGGCCTCGACGCCCGAGGACCAGGCGGCCCGCACGCGCGCCATGCTCGAGCTCGGCCTCGGCATGATGGCCGCCGGCAGCCAGGGCCAGGGGCTCGGCGAGGGGCTGTTCAACTCCTACCGCATGGCGTCGAAGAACTTCGAGGGCGCCATGGACAAGGCCTTCCAGGCCCGCGAGCAGAAGCGGCTCGAGGCAAAGCGCGACCAGGAACGCGCAGAGGATATTGACTGGAAAAAGACCGTGTACGGCGCCGATGTTGCCGATCGGCGCCTTCGCGAACAACGCGAAGCCGAGGATGCGCGCGAACGGCTCCGGTTGCAGAAGCGCGGGATCGATGTTCAGGAGCGGGTCGGCACCATGCGCCAGTCAGACGACCGCGCCCGTGGCCGCAAGGCGGACATGGAAGCCGACCTCATGGAGCGGCGCGTCAGACGGCTCGACGAACTCGAGGCGAAGCGCGCAGCCGGGCAAATCAGCCCGGACGAGCTCGAGGAACTCGTCGCGCTCACGACCGGCGCCCGGCTCGGACGCGAGCCCTTCAACCCATGGGCGGCGTTCATGCAGGGCGGACTCGGCGCTCCGGGCGTGCCCGGCATGACGCCGCAGCAGAATCCCCTCCTCCTCGACCCCGACCTCTGAGGCGCGCATGGTTGCGCCGACGTTCGACGAATATGCAGCGCGAGCCTCGGCCAAGTATCCGGGGATCGGCGAGGCGCAGATTCGCGAGGCCTACCAGGCCAAGTACAACCGCGCGCCGGTTCGCAGCCAGGGCCCCACCCGGGACGAGTACGCCGCTCGCGCTCGGGCCAAGTACCCGGACATTTCCGACGACCAAATCAGCCAGGCCTACGAAGCGAAGTACGGCGCCGGGTTCGGTACCGAGCTCAAGCGCACCCTGACCTCCCAGGTCGTCGCCCCCGCGGCGCGCGGCACCGGGGCGATCCTCGGCGGACTCGACCGCCTGTTCGGCGATGTCCCCGGGACCGGCCTGTTCGATCGCGCTGGCGAGGCGCTGTTCAACTACGGCGAGGAAGCCGGCAGGCTGAATGCGCCATCGGCCGACCTTCAAAGCCGACCCTGGTACTCGCCGCGCGGCCTGACGGTCAACACGACCGGCGCCCTGGGGCAGATGCTCGCGCAGATTGGTACCGGCGGCAGCGGCATTGTCGCGCTGCAATTGGATGAAGCCGCGCGCCTCGAGGAGGAAATCCTCCGCGACAACCCCGGGATGTCCCCCGCCGAAGCCCGGACCCGCGCGATCACCTACGCCATGGTCTCGGGCGGCCTCGAGCGGACTGGCCTGGGGCGGCTCATGCCGACCCGGCTGCCCGGCAGGATCAAGGCCGGCGCGCAGGAGGCCGCGACCGAAATCGCCCAGGGAGTCGCGCGCAACGTCGCCGCGGACGAGCCGGCCCTCGAGAACATCGGCGAGACTGTCACCAAGGAGGGGCTCCCCGCCTTCCTGGCCGCCGCGATCCTGGCTCCGAGTGGTCGCCAGCGGACCCGGGCCGCCGACGACTTCGCCAGGGAGGCCGGTCTTGACGAGGGCGTTCCACGTGAAACACCGACGGCGCCAGACCGCGCCGGGCCGGAGCCCTTGCGCGACCTCGAGGCGCAGGTCAAGGAGGTCGGCAAGAGCCGCGGCGGCGTCTACGTGAGCCCTGCGAACCGGGGCTTCACTGTCCCCAACCTGGTCGAGCTCGAGACCCCGGACGGCGGTGCGCTCCTGGTCCGCGAGGAGGACGCCCCGGCGGCCCAGGCCGAGCTCGCCGGCGCGACCGACGAAGCCACCCGTCAGGCGGTCATCGGCAAGTGGACGGGCGCCGGCGCCGGCAAGCCCCTCGACCCGAATGCCCGGGTCGTCCAGGCGATCCGCAACGGCGCCGTCATCCGCGAGACCGTGGTCCCCGAGGCCGAGGCCGAGGCGACCGCGAAGCGCATGGGGGCAGAGCTCAAGGTCCCGACCCGTGTCGTCACCGCCCAGGAGGCCCTCGCGCGCCGCCAGCGGATCATCGAGAACGAGGACCAGTCCCCGTTCAAGGCCCTAGGCGAGGAGGAGCTCCTGCGGCGCACCGACCCCGAGGAGGCTCGTCGCCGCTTTGAGGAGCAGGTCCGCGCCCGGCCGATCCCGCCAAGGCCAGAGATTCCCCAGGACATCGACCGGCTGTTCGAGACCACGGAGACCTCGGCCCTGGTCCCGGTCGAGGAGCTCGTCCCGACCAAGGAGCGACGGACCTCGAGCGGCGCCCTCAAGTTCATGCAGGCGACCGGCCTGGGCGAGGCGCCGAAGCACGCCCCGCTCAAGGTCAGGGTCGACGGCACCGGCAAGATGCTCGTCGAGGACGGCAACGGCACCCTGGGCGCCTCGAAGTTCCTCAAGTTCCCCCAGGTCCCCGCCGACATCGAGCTCACGACCACTACCCCGAAGGGCAAGGCCTACGAGCGGCGACTGACGCCCGAGGCTCGCGTCGAGCTCTCGCGCCTGGCGCGCGATGCCGAGGCTTACCTCCCGGAGTTCCGTCAAACCCTCGAGAACATTGCCGAGGCCGTCACCGGCACGCGGGCATCGAACACGAAAACGGTCGGCGCCCTGGTCCCCAAGATCAAATCGAACGGGAGCAAGGGATGGGACCGGATTGCCGAGAAGGTCGTCGCCGAGGACGGCGGCAACTGGCGCAACCTGAAGGACATGGCGCGGGCGACCATCCTGGTCGAGAACAAGGAGCAGGCGCAGCAGGCCCTCGATGCCGTGCTCGAGGCATTCGGCCAGGCCCCGGGAACGAAGATTCGCCGCTCGCTCCTCGACGCCAATTCATTCGACGACGTGAAGGCGATGGACCCCTACGGCTACGGGGACATCAAGGTCAACGTGAACGGCCCGAACGGGCGCGTCTACGAGGTCCAGATTACGACGCCGGGCCTGTTTGACGCGAAGGAAAACGGTCCCGGTCATGACCTGTATGAGGCCGGCCGCGAGCGCGAAGGGAAGGTCCGGGATGCCCTGAAGAAGATCGTCGGGCGGCGCCTGTCGACGGCTTCACCGGATGACGTGCTGCGGGCGGTGGACGCCGCGGTCAAGATGTTCCGCGGGCGCGATGCCACCATGCAGACCTTGTACGGGCAAAGCCAAACCGCCTACGGTCAGGCCTGGGAACGCTTCTTTGCGTCCTCGGCGCAGAGTGCGCGCCAGGCAGCCTCGGAGATGGCCTCGCCCTCGGCGCGCACCGACGAGGGCGTCACCGGAATGAACACCCCGGAATCGTCCGCCTTGAACGCCACGAGCCCGGAGATGACCGCCGGCGACCCGTCGACGTTGAAGAACTCCTTCTCTGCCATTTCGCCCTCCTCTATCACAGGCGGAATTGTAGCAACAAATATCGCACCGCACAAGATCGCCGCCCCGTCCGGGCGAATCATCGAGGCCCGGCCGGTCTTTGTCGAGATGGACGCGCTCCTGACCTCGGACATGGATGGATACCCGGCGCAATTCCAGCCGCGCGAGCGTGGCAAGCGGGCGGGACTGTCCGCCCAGGTGCAGAAGATCGCCCGCGAACTCACGCCCTGGCTCCTGGGAGTCTCGAACTCGACCGGATCGGGCGCGCCGATCGTCGGGCCCGGCAACCTGGTCGAATCGGGCAACGGCCGCACCCTGGCGCTCCGCTTGGCGCGCGAGCAATTCCCGGAGAACTTCGCCGAATACCAGGCCTGGGTCAGGGCCGAGGCCGAGCGCCTGGGCGCCGATGTCTCGGGCATGAGGTCCCCGATCTTGGTCCAGGAGCGCATGACCGCCCTCGAGCCCCAAGAGGTCGTCGACTTCACCATCGACGCGAACCGCGACGAGAAGGCGTCGATGTCGCCAACCGAGCTCGCCCGAGCGGACTCGACCGTTCTGTCCCCGGAAATGCTCACGCTCCTGCGATCCGGCGACCTGTCCCAGGCCCAAAACCAGGACTTCATGGCGGAGTTCCTCGCCAGGATTCCCAACGGCCAGTCGCTCCTCGACGCCAGGGGCAAGGCGAATGCCCAGGCCATCGAGCGCGCCGAGGCGGCGATCGTCGCCAAGGCCTACGGCGCCGACCGGGGCGAGGTCTCGGAGCTCCTCGACCGGCTCTATGAAACCGCCGACGAGGGTGTGCGGCGGATCACCAACGCATTGAAGCTGGCCTCGTTCCGGTGGGCCGAGCTCCGCCTGGCGCTCGAGAACGGCATCGTCACCCCGGACTACGACCTGTCCGGCGAGCTCATGCTGGCCTACAACCAGGTGCGCGAGGGTCGGCTCAAGGGGCTCACCGCGCAGCAGATTCAGGCGCAGGGCGACCTCACCATGACGCCCGAGCGGGCGGCATTCGTGGACGCCTTCTACAAGGCGGACGGCAAGGAGCAGCCGACCGAGGTCATCGCCGCGCAACTGATCTACACCGCGCAGCAGGCCGCGGCGCAGCGCACCGACCAGGGCTCGTTCTTCGACGAGCGCGTACCGCCGGCCGACATCGCCAGGAACGCGGTGAACCTGATTGGGCGCAACGATGCCCGCTCCGACATCGGCAAGGACGGGCAATTCGTGGCCGCGCGCTCGACCTGGCCGAAGCCGGGCGGCTTGCAGGCCTGGGCGGTCAACCAGACCCTCGCGCGCATGATGGACAAGTGGAATCCGGACCTCGTGCCGGCCGTCCGGATCGTCCAGTCCGCCGGCGACCTGCCGCAGAACGTCCTGGCCGCCCTGGGCCCGGACATCAACGGCGCGACCGACATCGACAACGGGGTCGTCTACCTGGTGGCGGACAACCTCCGCTCAATCGAGGATGCCGAGCGGGTCATCATTCACGAGGTCATCGGTCATTATGGGTTCATGCGCCTGTGGGGCGAACGCTGGCCGAAACTGGTCGAGGACATCATCCGCCTGGCCGACCAGGACGGTTCGATCAAGCGGGTCCGCGACGACATCCTCCGCCGCTACCCGAAGCTCCAGCGCGATCACCTCGCCGCTGAAATCGTCGCCCACGTCGCCGAGACCCGCCCGAAGCACCCGTTCGCGAAGCGCATCGTCGCCGCCTTCCGCGACCTCCTGCGGCGGATGGGGTTCAAGGTCAACCTGTCGCGGAACGATATGGTCTACCTCATCCGCCGCGCCGCGGATGCGATGAAGGACCCGGCCGGCGGCGGCTACAAGGGCCCGCGCGATGGAAACCTGACTTACCGCTCGCCGCGCGTCGATGCGATGAACTCGCGATTCGCAAGCAGGGGCGAGCGCGACGGCAAGGCCCTGCCCACCGGAGGGCGGGTCGACCAGTTCGGCCGGCCGATCCCCGAGGGGCAGCAGGACATCCAAGGACTCGACACCGGCGAGCAGCGTCCGCAGCAGGCACCGGACTTCGCACTCGAGCGGCCGGAGGGCCAAGTCAACCCGCCGAGTCAGGCCAGGCTGTTCGCGTCGAGGCCGGAAGGTCCCGCCGGCCCGACCGGCATGGGTTTCCAGGGGCCCCCCGGCGCGACTGCCGCGGCGCCTCCTCCCGGCGACCGCGGAATCGACGTGGGCGGTGGCTCCTACTCGCTGGCGCAGTACGGCCGCCTGACCGACCAGGAAATGAACGTCCTGCAATCCGTCATGCGCGACATGGAAGGCCGCATCGAGGGCGAGCGTGGCGGGCGCGAGCCGCAGACCTGGGACGCCACCGAGCGCCAGGCGCTCGACTTGATTCGCAACCAGACCGGGCTCGTGCTCGACTCCCTGGTCAACCGCAAGCCCGGCAGCACGGCGAACGCCTCGCAACTCGAGGCCTATGCCCAGGTCATCGTGAAACTGAACCGACAGGTCACCCAGGTCGCGCAGCGGATTGCCGCCACCCGCAACCCCTCGAGCGAGGACCTGGCCGAGCTCGCGCAGCTTCGCGAACGCTTGGGCATGATGCTGGCGCCCGCCATGGGCTACGCGACCGAGGCGGGACGGGCGCTCAACATCCTGCGCAAGGTGGCCGGCGACCTACGCACCGCCGACGACGTGCTCGCGCGCCTGGGCGACGGGTCCGAGAACACGCTCAAGGACTTCGCCAAGCGTGTGATCGAGGCCGAGGGCGACATCAACAAGGTGGTGGGAATCACTCGCGCCAGCTACACCCCGACCTGGTGGGACAAGTTCTACGAGTATTGGATCAACGGCATCCTGTCGGGCCCGACCACGCACTCAGTCAACATCGTGTCGAATGCGATGTTCCAGGTACTCGAGAGCGTGGCGGAACTCGGCGCGGCGGCAGTCGGGCGTGTCGACGCACGCTCCGCCGCGGCGCGCCTGGCCTCGGTCCCGCATGGCGTTACCCTGGGGCTCAAGAACGCCCGCACCGCCTGGGTTGAGGAACGCGCCGTCCTGACTCCGGAGGACAAGCTCGAGAGCGATCGGCACGCGATCGGCGGAACGCTTGGAAAGGTCATTCGCACCCCCGGACGGGCGCTACAGGCCGAGGACGAGTTCTTCAAGGCGATCGCCTACCAGGGCGCACTGTCTGCGCTCGCCATGGACGAGGCCGTCCGCAAGAACAAGGCCGACCCGATGGACGAGCACGCCCGGATCATGGGCAACATCCTCGGTCGTCCAGACCTCATCCGGAAGGCGAAGGACCAGGCGGCGCGCGTCACTTTCACGACGCCCCTCGGCCCGATCGGCCAGGCGGTGACGAATGTCCTCAACCGTTCCAAGGTCGGCCGGTTGATCGTGCCCTTCGTTCGCACCCCGACCAACATCCTCAAGCGGGCCCTCGAGTACACCCCCGCGGCGCCGGCATTCGCCGAGGTCCGCGCGCAGCTTGCCGGCGGCGGGCGTGACGAGGCGATGGCCTGGTCGAGGATGGCGGTCGGCTCGAGCATCATGGTCGGCGTGGCGGCGCTGGCCGCCCAGGGGCTCGTATCCGGTGCCGGGCCGGACGACGAGGCCGAGCGCGCGCAACTCATGCGGCAGGGATGGCGCCCCTACTCGGTCAAGATTCCCGGCCTGGGGTGGGTCAAGTACAACCGATTCGAGCCCACGGGAATGCTCCTCGGCCTGGCTGCGGACATGAGCGAGCTCGCCGGCGCGATGAACGCGGGCGAGTACGACGCCATCGCCTCGATGCTGGTCACGTCCCTGGCGTCCAACCTGGGCGACAAGACGTTTCTCCGCGGGATCACTGACTTCGCCTCGGCCTACTCCGACCCGCAGCGGTACATGGAGCGGTGGGCGCAGGGAATGCTGGCGAGCCCGATCCCGAACGTCATCGCGCAGACCACCCGCTGGCTCGACCCGTACCAGCGTGAAGCCCGCTCGATGATGGACACCATCAAGTCGCGGCTGCCAGGGGCGAGCGAGCAGCTTGCCAAGCGGCTCGACCTGGCCGGCGAGCCGATCCAGCGGGATTCGGGGGCGCCCGGCAATCCGTTTCAGGTATCGGCGCCGCGCGAGGACGCGCTGGCGCGCGCCATGCTCGAGCTCGGCGTCCAGAAGAACGCAGTCTCGCGCCGCCTGGCGGTCGGCGGGCAGTCCTACGAACTCGAGGGCGCCGATTATGAGAGCTACAAGGGATATGTCCAAAAGGCACGCTGGAACGTGTTGACTCCGGTAGTGAACTCCCCACAATTCAGGGCGTTGAAAGCGCAGAACCCGCTCGCGGCGCAGGCGCTCCTCGAGCGGCAGTACGATGAGGTCGGCCGGCAGGCGCGCATGGCCTGGATCATGAGGAACCCCCAGGTACTCACCGATCCCAAGAAGCGAGTACGGTCTCCGACCGCGCTGTCCTATGAATTGCAGTAAAGGGGTCTTAATATGGACTGGCACGCCCTGCTGGCTGGAAAGGCGCTGGATTGGGCGTGGGCCATCATTCTCGGCGTGGTCGCCTATATCTGGCGAATCGAGGCGGTAATGCACAAGCACGCGAGCCGGGTGGAACTCCTCGAATCCGAGATGCGGAACCGGGTATCGAATGCCCAAAGCCTTCAAACCGCCATCGACCGGGTAGCGCACCTGGTCGAGCAGCACCGCAGCGAGAGCGGGGAGCGGATGAGCGAGCTCCGCAACGAACTCCGCGAGGACATCAAGCTCCTGATCGGCGCGATCCGCAAGGGGCCAGAATGAAACTGACGCAGCACTTTCTTCTGAGCGAGTTCGCCAGGAGCGAGACGGCTGCGCGCATGGGCCGGGAGATTGAGATTCCCGACCACTTCATCCCCGACATTCGCGCCCTTTGCGTGAACATCCTCGAGCCGTTCCGGGTTGACGTGAAGCGCGCGGTGTTCATCCTGTCCGGCTACCGCCCGCTGTGGTTGAACCGCAAGGTCGGCGGGTCCGCCATGTCGCAGCACATGGTCGGCCAGGCGGCCGACTTCGTGGTATCTGGCATGACACCGATCCAGGCCTGTCGTCGGATCATGGCGCTCGAACTTCCGTTCGACCAGTTGATCCTCGAGTTCGACCGTTGGGTTCACGTTTCGTATAGTCCCGCGCACCGGCGCCAGGCGCTCACGGCGCGGAAGGTGAAAGGAAAAACCCGGTATCTTCCGGGCATTCAGGAGGACACCCCATGATCCGCAGATTCCTCGAGTCGGCCGGGCACCTGGTCGCCGGCACTCTCGCCGCCTTCGGGCTGCTGGCCCTGACCGTGCTACTGGCAGGCTGCCAGCCGGCCGAGTCGCAGATTCCCGGCGATGTCCTTACCTGGACGGCGCCGACGCAACGCACCGATGGCAGCGCCTTGCCGGCGGCGCAGATTGCGAACTACCGCATTCAGTGGGGCACCAACCCATCGGGGCCGTTCAACGTCGGGCAGGAAATTGTCCCCGGCACCGTGACCACCGTCACCATTGGCCGCACGGGCTACGGGACCCGCTGCTACACCGCCGTCACGATCGACACCAACGGACTCGAGTCGGCCCCGTCCAATACGGCGTGCAAGACCCTGGTCGCGCCGCCCAACCCGCCCGTCCTGACCGTCAACTGAGGAGCCCACCATGTTCAAGGGATACAGGACCATCATTTTCAACGTCGCGATGGCGCTTATCGTCATTGTGAAGGCCATTTTCCCGGACGCCGAGGTTCCGGATGGCGCCACCGTCGACAGCGCGCTCGCTGCCACCGAGCAGGTCATCCTGGCCGTGACCCTGATCGGCAACCTGATCCTGCGCGCCTTCACGACCACGCCGATCTTCAAGAAGGACACCCAGGTATGAGGGCCAGAATCCAGCCGCTCGCCTTCCTGGTCCTCGTCAGCGCCTTCCTGGCGGCGTGCAGCGGGATCGGCCTGGCGCCCCCGCAGTCCTTTGAGGAGCGGCTGGCATACGCCTACGGGGCGCATACGGCCGTCCTGGATGCTGCCACGACCTCGGTCGGGGCCGGAGACCTGTCTGCCCAAGACGGGACCGCCGTGCTTGAGCTCGCCGATGAAAGCCGGATCATCCTGGACGGGGCCCGGCTCGCTTGGCGGGCCGGTGACCTCGACACCGCCGAGGCCCGGCTTGTGCTGGCGACCGGCCTCCTGCAACAGCTACAGGCCTATCTCAGGTCCAAGGGAGGCCAACGATGAACGCCCTCGTAGCTCTCGACCTCGTGATTTCCCTCATGGTCCGCGCGCAGCAGATTGCCGACCTGATCCGCCAGGCGCAGGCTCAGGGGCGGAACCTGACCGACCAGGAACTGGACGCCATCGTGGCGGAAAATGATGCTGCCCGCGCCCGGCTGGCCGCGGCTATCGCGAGGGCGCGGGAGGCTCCCTAGATTCTCCTCGCGCATCCCTTCCATGCGTGCCTGGCCCCGCCTCGAGCGGGGCCTTTTTTTTCCACCAGTCCGCGAGCCACGCCGGCCAGTCGGCCAGGCAATTCCCGGCTCGCGCGCACCAGTCGGCGAGGGCAGCCTCGTAGGCCCGGCGCGCCGGGATGGGAGCATAGGCGGGGTCCATCAGCAGCCCGTTGCACTTCGGCATCCGCTCGCGCACCCTCATCTCGCGCTCGGTCATTTGCAGGCCGACCCTCACCGGGCGCACCGTGCCAGGCTTGAGCGGCGCCCCCTTGTAGACCGTCATCGACTCAGACATCCGCCTCCTCCTGGCTGGCGCCGATCAACGCATTGACCTCGGCCAGCAGCGCGTCATCGGCCCCGAACTCCCGGCGGAATCGGGCAGGGTGGATCGCCAGGGTCGGCCCGTGGTCCTCCTCCCGCCAGAACACCCCGCGATGATGGGCCGGGCACAACGGAATGGTGAAGTCGTCACCGCGACGCTTCTGGCCGGCGTGTCCGCCCAGGTTCAGATGATGGATGTCCGGCTCCGAGAATTTCCCCATCTTCCGGCAGGCGATACAGCCGAGCTCCCGCAATCGCCGGAACCGCTCATCGCGCCGCACGCTCGGCCTCGCGCATCGCCTTGATCTTCGCCTTGAGGGCCTCGATCCTCGCCTCAGACTCGAGGCGATCGGCGGCATGGAGCTCAACCCGGCGCGTGACCTCGGCCTCGAGGTCGGCGATGCGCTTGTGGAAGGCATCGCGCTCCTGGCCGTCCATGCCGGAATGCGTCAGGCGCTTGAAGGTAGCGAGCGGCAGACCGATCCCATGCTGCGCGTCGATGATCGAAAACAGGCGGTACGTGTGCGGCTCCATCCGGTAGATGTTGGCACGGAACAGCCCCGCCTCGAGCCCGACCTCAAGCGAGCCGCAGCGGACGACGCCGGCCGCCTCGTCGGCCTTCCAAAGTTCGGGTAGCTTCCAGATAGAATCCAGCGCGATCCTGAGCGCGTGCAACCGCTGCAACGGTTCTGGCGCCTTCCAGTACCTAGATTCGAGGGCAACCTTCGTCATGAGCACATCCTCAGTACCTCGTCCTGCACTTCGCGCAGCGACACCCCAGGGAGGAGCTCTCTGACGACGACATCGCAGGCGCGGTTGTAGAACTCGGCAAACTGGTCCTGGTCCATGGCCGCGAAACTGATCGAGGCCGGGATGCGGAATACTTCATCCTGCACCCGCACCAGGTCAACGTGTCCCGACAGCATCTTGATCGCCTGGTCGACCTGGCGGGCGGTCTCAAGGGTCGCGTGGTTCTGTGCCACGAGGCCGCACAGCGCCCAATACTTCCGATGATGCAGCCCGCTCCTGGGCTTGCGGACCTCGACCTTCATGACCGTCCCGATCGGAATGGTCTTGAGGTAGGCCTCGGCGTCCGGGCCCTCTGCAACGAACCCGGACACCGAGCGGCGAAGCAGGACCTCCCTAGCCACCCGCGACGATCCGCCCGTCGGCTGGCGGGGAATCCCGCCATTGGGACGGCGGCCCTTCCTCCCGCAGTCGTCGCAAGACGGCCACCTGGCGGTACGCCAGGCGCTCCATGAGCTCCGGGTCGCCGAGCGGCAGCGAGGGCGGCAGCAGGAGGAACTGGCCCGTGTTATTCATGCCGGCGGCCCGCCATCGTGCAGCACGCGAAAATCCTCCGGCGCCTCGAGAAACCGGCAGAACTCGGCGGCGGTGCCAGGCTTGTCGTACTCCTCGAACTCCAGATCGACCGATCCCAGGATCGGGAGCCGATCACTCGACCATCGCTTCGCCGCCTTGATCGTCGGCTGCCAGGATGTTGCCTCGCCGACTCGTACCTTCCAGATTGTCGTCATCGTCTACTCCTCACAATGCCGGAACTCGACCGCCGAGTTCCGTCCGTTGCCAATCCGCTCCGCCGGTAGCAGCGACAGCCCGGGGCAATCGAGGATGATCCGCTCGATGGTCTGCCCCTGCGAGCCGTCCTCGAACCGGGAGCGCACCCGCATCCCAAGCTCGGTCGTCCGCTCGCGATAGCTACGAGGTACGGCGCGCATGGCCAAGCCAATAGGTGGCGACCCGCTTGCCGTCGGTGGTCCTGGCGAGAGTCGTCCGGATCGGCATACCCTGGTCGCGAAGTTCCTTGATTCTGGCCGCGAGCCGGAAGCAGCCGAAGCGCGCGAGCGCCGCCAGCGGGGTGAGACTATGGCCCTCCACGAGCGCCTGTCGAATGCGGTCTTTCTGGCTCATAGTGACCTCACCATGCGATCGAGTTCATTCAACTCGGCCAGGAACAGGTTGAAACCGTCCCTGATTTCGGTCATCGCATCCGGGGCGTGCATCCGCTTGATGAACGGCGGCAGCCCGGGCCAGTAGCTCATGAAGTCGCACCATTCCCGGCCGGTCACGAGCATTTGCGTCATGATTTGTTTGACGTGCTCGGCCGGAATCTCGTCCCGCAGCAGGCAGTCGAGATGCAGGTGCGGCAGCTTGGTCTTGATTTCGAGCAGCCCATGCTCGCCGACCGTCGAGTCAGGCGACGCGCCGATCCTGCCGTGCTCAATCTCAAGCGTCCAGAACCCGGAAGGCGCCACGGGCTCGTCGGTCAGCAGCGCGTACAGGTCGCGCGCCTCGGCCTCCATGACCTTGCCGCGCTCCATATGGGCATTCGAGTAGGACTCGACCCGCTGGCCGGTCATGCGCTCGCCCAACAGCGTCAGCATGTAGGTCCGCCGGCCCTTCGGTTCTCCTCCCCGAGGTCCTTTCTGCGCAAGCACGGTATCCGCCTCGCTCGCGGTCGGAATGCCGAGCCGGGCCGCAAACCATTCCGGGGAGCCCTGTTCGACCTCGATGTACGTCCTCATGCGCGCGCCCTCTTGGCCTCGAGCGCCGCGACTGCGGCCCGGAACTTAATGGCTGGCAGGTCCGCAAGATCATCCACCTTGCAGTACCGCAGGAACCCCTCGCGATCCGCCTTGACCTCAGTCAGGAGCGCCTCAAGGTCGGCGACCTGGGCCTCGGTAATGACCGCGGCCGCCTGGCCGTCATCGTCCTCATTGGTGGTCGTGAGGTTGAAGATCAGCATGGTCAGGTAGCGGCGGCCGTAGCTCATCGAGGAGCCGAAGGCGTGGGTCGGCGTCTTGTTGACCGTCCCCTTCATGCCGACCGAATCGGCCGGCACGTCCACCTGGTACTCGCGGGAATGCCCGGCGCGGTGCATGACCGTACACGTCACCCGATAGAACCCGTCAGGCGCCCCGCCTGGGTTGTTGAACGACAGCGCGAACCCCTCGCGCGTGTAGACCGGCGTGATCGCCCGGTTGACCGCCTCGAGATTCGCATAGGTCGAGCGGGTCGTTTCGTTCGCGGCGTTCTTGAGGATGCGAGGGAGCTCGCCCTGGACGCGGGCCATGGCGGCGTTGAACTCCGCCTCAGCCCGCTTCGCCTGGACCCGCTCCTGCATGTCGAGGAGGCGCTCCATCTTGTCGACGGAGACCTCCGGATTGAGCGCCACCCGCTCGAGCGTGGCGAGAAAATCCCCTGGGGCGACGAGCGCCCCGCTTGTTTCCTGGTTCATGCCCTACCTCCGCGTAGGGGCGCCTAGCGGCGCCAGTTGATTCGACGGATCGGCTTCTTGCCATTGAGCCCGTAACGGTCAGGCGCCTGGACGACGCGCAACACGGTCGCGTAACTCACGCCGGTCTTTTCCGCGATCGACTGATAGGTCCAGCCATCCTCGGCGAGCTCGAAGATTCGAGCCGGAATCGCTGGGTCCTTCTGCGTCCCGCGCAACTCAATGGGTTGGCTGAACTCGACCTTCGCCTGGATTTTCGCCTTCCTCAGCGCCGCAATGGCGGCAGCGGAATCCGGAACCACTATCTGCATTCGATACATCGAAACCTCCGAGGTCCCCGACCTCACCCCGGACGGCGTTGCAGTAGTCGGCCGCGGGCGCCAGGTAGACCCGGCCCCGATGCTTGAATGCGACGGTACGCAACTCGTCCATGTTGAACTCCTAGCACGGCGGCTGCCATGCTACACCCTCACGCCGTTGACCGCAACGATGCGATCCGCGTAGGTCCACCGGCCATCCTCGAGGTCCACGAAATGCGCCCCGTTCGCCGCGCACAGAACCAGACCGTCCGCGAGGAGCTCCTGGCTTTTCCATTCCGGTTCGGGCGCGAGCTCGATCCGCTTGACGATGCCCTCGGCCAGGATGGACCCGCGCCAGTAGTCGATCCGGTCGCCGATCTTTACCATCATGACCCGCTCCGCAAGGTGTTGAGGAAGTCAGGATCGAACGTGATGTCGTCGAACTCGAAGGACGACACCCCGCCGTCAGACCAGACCACGACGACATCGCGGCCGATGAAGTTCCAGCAGCCCGTGGTCGCCGATCCGTTCTTCGCCTTGGTGATTACCAGGAAGTGCTCGCCGCACATGGTCGCCTGGCGCGTGTAGAACGTAATGAACCCGCCCGCGTTGTTGCGGACCTTGCCCATAAGCTCACCGGCCTGGGCCGGCGCCGCGGCGGCCAGGGCCGCTACCATCGCAATCGCTCGAAGCATCCGTTCCTCCTACCAGGCCTGCGGCCTGAGCCAATTTGGTTCCTCTGCGTCCAGCCTCGCCCGGCACGCCGGACAGTAGTCGTCGCCAGCGGCAGGGTCGGCATCCTCACACTCGGCGCACGCCACCCGCTCCTCGATGTCCCATGAGTCACACTCCGGACAGCCATCGTAGGAGTCGTCCTTCCAAATCATGCGGCCCCAATACTCGAGGCGCTGCCCGTCCGGCACGCGGACGGGCTCCTCAAATCGGGCGCCGCAGTCGGCACACCGCCACGACTTCATGCCCCGAACTCCGCCGCGCCCTTGGCCGAGAGAACGTACTCGCTCGGCCAAGTGGTTGACTTCGGGGCCTGTCGCCAGGACAACAGGCCGGCATCGTAAAGTTCGGCCCAAGTCTTGTAGCCGATACCCCCGACGACGTTCCCGCCCTTGTCCCGCAGCCGGGTCACGAGCTTTTCGCTGCCCCGGTACTGAGTCTCGAGCGCCTTCCGGAAATACCCGCCATTCCTCAGAACTTCGAGCGCCTTGTCTTTCCTGGTCATGCCTGCCTCCTGTTCCACGCCCCCAATCCTCTAGTCGAGGATTTACCAAGACCCCACCGCCTTGTACGCCTGTTCGCCGTTCGGATTCTTGGGGTCCCGCCCGACCGTCCCGGCGCCGTAGCCGTCATCCCCGGCGAACTTGACCCGCGCCATGGTCGCCGAGGGTTTGGCCTCGATCCCCCGGTCAGGGACGATCGAATCGAGCTCGGCCTTGCCGGAGAGCCAGAGGGTCAGGGCCCGGCCGAGGTCGCACCCGCCATCGTTGTACCAGTAGTGGCCGGCGCCGTTGCGCCATTCGGCGCCCGTGATCGGCTTGTTCCCACCGTAGCCGTTGGAGACCGCCGCGATGCCCCGCGCGAGGAGCTCGTCCGAATAGTCCCGATCCTCGAAGATGAAATCCGCCCCGAACCGCACCCGCTCGCCGTCGAGCGTTGCGTAGCTGGAACCCTGCCAGTCGATCATCCCGTCGAAGTAGGCGCCCTCAAAGGCATCCGTGATCGCCTTCACCTGGGACGACAGCGGGCCGTCCATCCATTTGACATTAATCGAGCCGCCGCCCGCGTAGTTCTTGGACTTCACCGAGAACTTCACGCCGGGAAACGACTCTTTCAGCGCCTGCCGGACCAGCTTCGCAGTCTCGGCGCAGGATAGGTACTTGGTCATCGTCACGTCCTCCTTGTTTCCCACGTCCGGAAGCATACTCCCAAACTCCGTATATTGCAACACCCAACACGTGATGCGCGTCTTGCAATAGGGCTGCGGACGTGAGATACTTCGCGACGTAGGGAAAGAGGAGGAGAGCAGCGGCATGGTGCGGGCTCTCCCGGGGTTTCAATCGGAGGTTCAGTGAAGAAATTCACTTCTGAGGAAAAAAGGAGGACCCCATGATGATTGGCAGGGGTTTCGATCCCCATGACTTCCAGGCCGGCGACTACGTTCGCTTGTTCGGCGAGTTCAAGGTCTACATGGTGAGTCTCGTCATCGCCGGCAAGGACAAGGCAATCCTCGCGCTCCATGACGGGCGCCAGGTCTCAAGCGCGGACGTAGCCGAGCTCTTTGCAGAGGTGAAGCCATGAGCTACGTACCCGTTACCCCGGCTGGCACTCCGTGTACTTGGTTGGCCTCCAAGACAGAAAAGCAGGCCATCGAGCGGTTACTCGAAGATGCTGCGCACATGCCTTACACATCGTGGGAGGAATTTCAGAAACGTGGGTACACCATTGAACGATGGAATGGCTACCCAGTAGAGGAGTGAGGCGAAGCCATGAGCGACCTAATCGACCGCCTAATGCGCATCGAGTCGAGCGGCGACCCAGAGCACAGCACCTGCCACTACCGCAACCCCGACGGACCAGAGGCCGCTGCTGAGATCGAGCGCCTGCGCAAGCAGGTCGCGGAACTGGCGGAGGCGGGCACTGGCTACTCGCAGCAGACGGTGGACGCGATTACGAACGAGCGGGAACGCCTTCGCGACTGGCAGCGCAGGGCCATCGCGCGCGTACAGTTGCACAACGCTCAGTTGCGGCAGCGATGCGGCGAGGGGTACAGCGAGGGGGTGCGGTGCGGATATAGGCCCTACCTCCTGAACTCAGGCAGGCGCTGCACGCATTGCCCGGTCTACGAGCAGATCGACTTCGACGACCTGATGGAGGAGGCCACGCGATGAAAACCCGCAACCGATCGGGACTCTTGCGCGACTACAGCGCCACGGTGCCCTCGCGCGACGTGCGAAACGGTCGGCAGATAGTGGGGCGGATCGAGGCCGCGAAGATCGCCGGCGCAGCGGGAACCATGCTCGAGACCGAGGCGCTCCCGCTCCTCGTCGGCTGGCGCAACACCCGCGCGGCCCGCGACCTCGAGCGCATCATCGAGCGGCTGCGCGCCTTCGAGGAACGCAACCGCCTGGCGGTCCTCCCGAGGAGCATCCGGGAGAAAGAACGCCGACTGAGGCTTGACGCGCGCCGCGCCGAGGCGTAGAAATGACGAGCCCCTCGCAAGGAGGGGCTCGGTGCTCGACAACCCGACAAGGTTTCGAGCGCGGTCTGTGACGGCAGACACCTCCAAGTCTACTCCCGCCACCAGAAACTGCAAGCCGGGCCCCGAGGGCGCGGTCCCTCGCTATGGACCTGAATATCTGGCGCCCCTAGGGCTAACGCCATTTCCGCAGGGGGTAACAGGTGCGGATGGCTACGGGGCTCTCGAACGGGGGCATAACCGTGGCCCCTTCCCTTCAGCGAACGCTGTGGGGCGGGGGCTCTATGGGGATCGACGGGAACATGAATTGGATTTCGGATATTCAGGAGCTGGAAGATGCTCTCAGAAACATCCAGGCTCCTCCAAACGTAGACGCTAAAGCGTTCAGGAACGTAGTCCTTGGGGTTGTGACGAAATTGGGATGGCGGGCCGAGACCGAGGTTAGGGTTGCATCCCGCGGGGATGGCAGGACTGGCCGCGTTGACCTTGGCCTCGCGAAGGGAACGGTCTCGGTCGGGCTCGAGATTGATCGCAAGACTCCACGATGGAAGTCGGCCCATAAACTTCATAGCTTCCCCTGGCATCACCGCATCATCGTGCTTCGCGAGAGCGGGGTAGATTGCGACAAAAGTGACGATCGGCCCTTTCAGGGAATCACCGTAATCCGGGCTCGCCAAGCAGGAACCCATGAACATCTACTTTCTTCGTCCTGGTCAGATCAAGAGGGTGAAGATCGGATGGTCGTCCGACGTGTCTAATCGGGTGGCCGAACTGCAGATTGGATGCCCGGTAAGGCTGTGGATTATCGGCGTCCTTGACTGCGGCTCCGTTGAGCTCGCGAAGCTCGCCGAGCGGAGGCTGCACGATGCATTCAGGCCAGCTCATACCTGGGGTGAATGGTTCCGCCTCGGCGACCTCGAGCGGCTCGCGATTCATCGCCTGTTGACCGAGGAGACCGCGATCCTCGACCGAATCGGTGGGATTGAAAAGCTCCTGGGTCAGAGCAAAGCGGCGCGTCACCAGATGCGAGTCGATCGAATCAACCGCAGGCGTGAGGCCAGAAGCAACGCGAAGGCGGCCAATGCCTGAAGGCGACCAGAAACCGAAATGGACGAAGCTCAAACCTGGCAAGAGGTTCCCCATCGCCATCGGTCCACCCATGACGATGCGCGAGTACGATGATTGGCTCAATGGCAGGTTCGATCCCTTCCCGGCTCAATCGAAAGACGAAACGCAGTCGTCTTGCCGGCAGGACGTTTCCAAGCCGTATCGTGGAAAGGCTATCAGGCGATGAATGAGACCGCAGACCGCCTACGATTCGCCACCGACTCCGACCTCGATGGCGTGCCAGAACTCCGCATCCCGACCGTCGGCAACGTCGCCAGCCTGGGCCTGTTCCCCGCCAGGTTCAACCGATGGATTTACGTCACCGAATCCGGACTCTGGCGCCTCTACCTGTGGAACCACGGACTCGTCAGGCGCAAGGTGCAGCCCCACTAACACCGCAGCCAGGGCGGGGGCCCCAGGAATGCCTGGGGTAATGCCTGGACGGGTTTCAGTCGTGAGTCACCCGACGACAAGCAACCGCGACCGCCGGCAGAGGGAAAGCGTTCCGCGTCTAGGCGCGGCCCCCTCCAACCCTCGTGGCCGGCACTCGGCGGATAGGCATAGCCACGCCCCGCCGAAATCGGTACTGTGGTCGCCCTGGCCGGCCGGGGGGATGCTTCCCCGGCCCCAGGGTCCTCCGCCCCTGGTCCCCTCGGTCGGCCTCTTGGATCGGCTCACGAACGGTTGACCGCCACGCTCGGCGACCCTACCCTCCCGGCATGAGTGAAGAACCCCAGGAGTCGGTCGCAGAGAATCAACGCCTTGTGCCCGTCCGCGCCGCGCTCGATGATGCCACCGTCCGGGCGAACCGGGACAAGCCGCTCGACCGCGAGCTCCTGGGCAACTACTGGCGGCGCCAGAAGCTCGCCAGCCACGCCACCGTGCTCCAGGAATTGACCAAGGTCTACCGCGCGATGCGGGTCGGCGACATCGGGGTCGAGCGCGGCAGGGCTATGGTCGGCACGCTCAAGATCATCGCCGAGCAGATCGACCGCAAGAGGATCGAGGATGCCGGAATCACCCCCGTCCCGGGAACTCAAGTTGTCGGACTACCCGAGTTTGATGCGCTACTTGTCCGGTTTAACGCCGCCCGAAAAGCGAATCATGGCGCGGGGACTGGCGAGGACGGACCTGTATTTCCTCCTGCGCTACCTCCTGATGAGGACGGACGTGGAACACCCCTGGCTGTTCCAGCGGATCAGGGAGGTTCAGGAGAGCCCTGACGGCCACCTGGACCTATGGGCTCGAGGTCACTACAAGTCCACCATCATCACGTTCGCTCGCACGATTCAAGACATCCTCGCCAGCCACGGCGAGGACCCGCTCCCGGAATGGGGCGGCCTCGAGGCCACAATCGCGATCTTCAGCCACACCCGGCCGATCGCGAAGGCGTTCCTCCGTCAAATCAAGTTCGAGCTAGAGGGCAACCGCGTCCTCAAGGAACTATTCCCGGACGTGCTCTACGACAAGCCCAACGCCCAGGCGCCAAAATGGTCGGAGAATGACGGGCTCGTGGTCCGCCGGCGCTCGAATCCAAAAGAGGCCACGGTCGAGGCCTGGGGACTGGTCGACGGCCAGCCGACCTCCAAGCATTTCTCCGTCCTGGTGTGGGACGACACCGTGACCCGCGAGTCAGTCACCAACCCGGACATGATCCGCAAGACAACGCAGGCCTGGGAGCTCTCGCTCAACCTGGGCAACCGCGCCCCAAGGAAGCGCATCATCGGGACCCGGTATCACTTCGCCGACACCTACCAGGACATCATGAAGCGCGGCGCAGCCACCCCCAGGCTGCACCCGGCCACCGCGGACGGCACCCTCACCGGCGAGCCGGTCCTCTTGACGCGGGCCGAGCTCGAGCAGAAGGTGCGCGAAATGGGTCCCTACACCGCATCCGCCCAACTCATGCAGAACCCAATCGCCGACTCGCTTCAGACCTTCAGGCGCGAATGGCTCCGCACCTTCAAGACCAAGCGCCCGGATGAATGGCGCCGCTCCGCCAACCTGGCCCTCCTCGTGGACCCCGCCAACGAGAAGAAGAAGGGCTCTGATTACACCGCCATGGCCGTCATCGGGAAGGGGCAGGACGGCAACCTCTACCTGGTCGATGCGGTGCGCGACCGGCTCAACCTCCAGGAGCGATGCCTCGAGGCGATCCGCCTGCATCGGGTCTGGAAGCCGAAGGTCACCGCCTGGGAGAAATACGGCAAGGACGCCGACACCGACGCCCTGAAGATGATCCAGGACCAGGAGAACTACCGCTTCGCCGTGACCGAGGTCGGCGGGTCGATGTCGAAGGCGGATCGCGTGAATCGGCTCATCCCCTACTTCGCCCAGGGCAAGTTCTGGATGCCAGAATCCCTTTACCGGACCACTTCGGACGGGCAGACTGTTGACCTGGCGCGCGTCCTGGTCGAGGAGGAGCTCATGCCCTGGCCCGTCCCGCTGCATGACGACCTCCTCGACGCAATCGCCAGGGTGTTCGACGTGAACCTGTCCTGGCCGCGCGGCGCCGACGAGAAGCGGGACGCCTACGCCGAGGACCGCCCTCGCGGGTCGTGGATGTCCGCATGAAACTCACCGACGACGAGCTCCTCAAGCAATTCCGCCGCGACTTCAAGGCGGCGAAACACCACTGGAAAGACTGGCGACAGGAGGCGCGCGACCTGTACGAGTTCGTCGCCGGCCGTCAGTGGGACCCCGAGGACCTGGCCCTCATGGAAGATCAGCGCCGGCCGGCCGTGACGTTCAACGTCGCCGACAAGTTCATCGACGCCGTGGCCGGCCTGCAAATCAACAACCGGCAGGAGATTCGCTACTTCCCACGGGAAGTCGGCGACGCCGCGGTGAACGAGCTCGCCACCGGCGCGGCCGAATGGACCCGCGACCTGTCGGACGCCGAGGCCGAGGAGTCGGAAGCGTTCTATGACATGATCCTCACGGGCATGGGGTTCATGGAACACCGCCTCGATGACGAGGGCGCCGACGGCGAGCATATCGCTCAGTGCCGGGTCGACCCGATGGAATGCTACCCGGACCACCAGGCCCGGAAGCGCAACCTCCTGGATGCCAGGTACTTCATCCGGCTCAAGCCGTATTCGCCGGAGGAGTACGCCGAACTGTACGAGGTCGACGAGACCGAGGCGCAGGCGATCGCCGATGCCGACGCCGAGCACTCCGAGGACCACGGCATCGAGATAGTCCACGAGCCCGAGGACTACGAGGAGGATTCGATCGCGAACCAGCCGGGCGCCAAGCGCAAGGTCCGGGTCGCGCATTACCAGTACGTCCGCCGCGAGAGCCGGGTCCAAGTCAAGGCGATGATCCCCAACCCGCAGACCCTACAGTCCGAGCCGTTCGACCAGGAGCTTGAGCCCGAAACCTGGGCGAAGCTCGAGGCGGCCCTCAAGGCGAACAGCATCCCCTACCAGGCGACCAAGACCAAGCGCCGCGTCTACTACACCGCGATCATTTGCGGCGACAAGGTTCACGCCCACGACCGCAGTCCGGCGCAGGCCGGAATGATGATCCAGACGATCACCGGCAAGCGCGACCGCAACACGGGCACCTGGCGCGGCATCGGCCGCAACATCAAGGACCCGAACCTGTGGGGCAACAAGTTCTTCTCCTCGATCCTGTGGCAACTCTCGGTCAACCCGAAGGGCGGGCTCCTGGCCGAACGCGGTGCGTTTGATGACCCGCGCAAGGCGGAAGAATCCTGGGCCGACCCGTCGAAGATCACCTTCCTCGAGGATGGCGCCCTGTCCGAGGGCAAGGTCAAGGAAAAGCCCGCCGGACAGTACCCGCAGGGCATGGACCGGCTCATGGCGTTCTCGCTCGAGGCGCTCCCGGCCGTGTCTGGCCTCAACCTGGAGCTCATGGGGCTCGCCGACCGCCAGCAGGCCGGCGTGCTTGAGGCGCAGCGCAAGCAGTCCGCCATGGCGATTATTGCCTGGGCATTCGACTCGATGCGCCGCTACTACCGCACGTCCGGCAAGCTCCTCCTCGAGCTCATCCGCGAGTTCATGAGCGACGAGCGCATCATCCGCATCACCGGCGACGACGGCGCGAAGTACATACCGCTCCTGCGCGACAAACTTGCCGGGACCTTCGACGTAATCGTCGACGAGGCACCGACCTCGACCAACATGCGCGAACGCACCTGGGCCGTGCTGCGCGAGGTCATCCCGATCGCCCAGGCCGCCCAGGCGCCGATCCCGAAGAAAATCCTCGACTACATGCCCATCCCGACGGAGCTCTCGAATGCCTGGAAGGAGGAGCTCAAGCCAAACCCCGAGGTTCAGGAAATGCAGAAACGCATGGCCGAACTCGAGGCCGCGATCAAGGAAGCCGGGATCATGAAGGACAGGAGTACCGCCGAGCTCAACCAGGCGAAGGCGCAGCATATCACTCAGAACGCGCCGTTCGTGGCGCTCAAGACGGCAGCCGAGGCCGGCGCCGCACAAGCAGGAGATTGACATGCCGGGGACCCCCACAAACGACGACCAGAGTTTCCTCGACGAGATTGCCGGATTCGGCGGCGAGGACGAGCGCACGCCCGCCCAACTCGAGGAACAGGGCCAGATTGAGGACGACCTGGAAGCCGAGGCCAAGGTCACCAAGCCCGATCCGGACGAGTACGACGAGCGCGACGAGGACCCCGCCGGAAACCGCGGCGATCGGCGCGGCGAATCGCAGGAGGACAAGCGCGTCCCGCTGGCCGAGCTCGTCGCCGAGCGCAAGGCCCGCCAGGAATTGCAGCGCCGGCTCGAAGCCCTCGAGCAGGCCCGGCAGCAGCCCGAGGCCAAGCCGGAGCCCGAGGACGCCGAGCCCGACTATCTGGACGACCCGAAGGCCTGGACGGAATGGAAAATCCGCCAGCAGGCGCGCGAGGTCGAGGCCCTCAAGCAGAAGGCGCAGACCTACGAGCAGCAGACCGCCGAGGCACGCCAGTTCCAGGAGTTCACGCAGAACATCCAGGCCGCCGAGCAGAACTTCGTCCAGACCGCGCCCGACTACCATCAGGCGCTCGCATTCGCCCGGCAGCGCGCCGCCCAGGACATCATCGCCAACGCGGAAGCCCTCGGGGTCGAGGTCACTCAGCAGCAGGTGATCCAGGAACTCACCCGGCGCGAGCTCGGCGTGGCCGCCCAGGCGATGCAGCGCGGACTCAATCCGGCCGAGGCGGTCTACAAGATCGCCAAGGCCTGGGGATTCACCGGCGGCCAGGCGGCGCCCAATGGGCAGGCCGGTGCCCAACGTCCAGCGCCAAACCGTGACCTCGCCCGCGGCCTGCCGGACGGCGGCGCCAATCGGGAGGACTTGACGGAATCCGAGGTGACCGATAGCCTCCCCGCTGAGTTCCTGGCCGCACGCGCCGAGCGATTCGGCCGCGCCAGGTAACAAGCGGGCCGCCCGGCCGACTCCGGGCGATTCGGGAGGGGACGCGCCGCATAGCGTCCCCGGCTTCTCCAGGGCCGCAACCTGGTGGATCGCGCGCCGCGGCGTACTGCGGGGCATCGTTCCATCAACCCGTCAGGAGAAGCCACCATGGCCGGAACCGACTATCCCGTCAATCACCCGCTCGCCAAGAAGCACTGGTCGAGCGTGGTCGCGAAGGAAGCCCTCAAGGCGACCTACGCAATGCAGTTCATGGGCGGCGACACCAACGCCCTGTGCCAAATCAAGAGCGACCTGTCGAAGGACGCGGGCGACCGAATCCGCCACAACCTGCGGATGCAGTTGGGCGGCGCCGGCGTCCAGGGTGACGACACCCTCGAGGGCAACGAGGAAAACCTCGAAATCTACTTCGACGACGTGTTCATCGACCAGCTTCGCCATGCGGTGCGCAGCCGCGGCAAGATGAGCGAGCAGCGCGTCCCGTTCTCCGTCCGCGCGGAAGCGAAGGACGGCCTGGTCGACTGGTGGAGCGATCGCATCGACACCTGGTTCTTCAACCAGATTACCGGCAACACCGGCGCGACGGATGTCCGCTTCACGGGTATGCAGGGGGCGATCGCCCCCGACACGGACCACGTGGTCATCGGCGCGGCCACCGGCTCGACGGCCGAGGTTTCGCTGTCGAATACCAGCGTGGCCCGGTTCAACCTGGCCTTCATCGACGCCGCGGTGGAAAAGGCCAAGACCCTCAAGAACGCGCTCCGGCCCATCAGCATCGGCAACAAGCGCCATTGGGTCATGTTCCTGCACCCGGCCCAGGTGACGAGCCTGCGGACGAACACCTCGACCGGCCAGTGGCTCGACATCCAGAAGGCGGCGATGAGCGGCGGCAAGGTCGACAGCAGCCCGATCTTCACCGGCGCGCTCGGCGTCTACAACAACGTCATCCTGCACGAATCGACCCGCATCCCGAGCTCTCCGGGACTGGCGGCATCCGTGCGACGCGCGGCCCTGTGCGGCGCCCAGGCGCTCTCGATGTCCTTCGGCAAGGGCTACGGGAAGGGTATCTTCACCTGGACCGAGAAGGCATTCGACTACGGCAACCAGTTGGGCGTGAGCTCGGGATGCATCGGTGGACTGAAGAAGAACCGCTTCAACGGTTCGGACTTCGGCGTCATCGTGGTCCCGTCCTACGACAACGCGGTCTAAGGAGACTGACATGGCTACGAATAGGACCGCTGGATACCTCAACTCGCAGGCCAAGGCCGTCGAGTCGGGCGTGAATGGGCTCCTCTGCCGCGTGTCGCTGTCGGCGACGTTCTCGGCCGGGGACGTGTACTTCATCGGCAAGCTCCCGCACCGCGCCAAGCTCGTCCGGGCGGTGTGGATTCCGGGCCCCGCGGCCTCGGGCGTGGGCGTGTTCAAGGTCGGCCTCAACGGCAATTCGCTGTCCGAGGACGCGATCTTCGGCTCGGCCACCTACTCGGCCGCGATCGTGACCGGCTCGCGCGGGAATTGCTTCGGCAACGCGAATGGCAACCTGTCGCTCTCGGATGAGCGCCTGGTCCGCTTCATCGACGTGACGTTCACCCCCTCGGCGGGCGTCACGGTCGGCGCGGTCGGCGATGTTTTCCTCGAGTACGTGCTCGACGACATCCAGTAATTGCGCCGGCCAGCGCCGCCGGCGTAGGATGCAGGGGCCCCGCGAGGGGCCCCTGTCTTTTGCGCGGAGGCAACATGCAACAGGTCGCCCTGGGCGATGTCATCGCCCGGTCGCAGGCCTTCCTCAAGGAAGGCCGGCCAGCCGAGTCGATCCAACTCCTCGAGCCGGCGCTCAACCAGTATCCCCACAACCCCGCCCTCTGGTTCTTCTACGGCTACGCCCTGAACGCCGTGGGCCGCAAGGCGACCGCAGCCCTGGCCTAAAAGCGATCGTTCGAGCTCGAGCCGCAGGCCCAGGTCCTCGCGAACCTAAGTGCCGCC